GATGCCCGGAACTTAAAGAAAGATAAAATCCTCCAGTATATAGACAGATTGCGTGTTGACACTAGGCGCTTGACCAGTGAGTCTGTGTCAAAAGAGGTTGAAAAGCTAGATAAACTGTATGTTGATGCTTGTGGCAAGAAACAATATACAGCAGCAGTCAATGCGATAAGGTTGAAGTCTCAGCTATTAGGGTTCCTTGTTGAAAAGAAGGAAGTACAGCACTCAACACTAGACAGCATGGACGATGATGCTTTGGCCAAGTATCTAGAACAAATCAAATCAGAACATAAACTAGACTGACGGCGGTTGCTTGTTGTGGCAGGCGACTGTTGCTTGTTGTGGCATGAACCTAGATGATCCAGCTTGATCCTAGTATCTAGTTGATCAGGGCTGATCCGCAAGGATCACGTGAAATAAAAAAATGAGGGATAGAGCTTTTTCCTCAAAAACAGAATAATAATCCGATTAGAATTAAAACGTATAAAAATGATATAAATAATTTATTATAATACTTATGTTACTTTATTTATTAAAAGATTTTATTTTTTTATTTTTTACTTTATCGATTTTGTTTACTTTATTTTAAGAAGAACGAAACGAGAACGAGTGTTCTATCTTTGTTCTTTCTACCTACAAGAGAAAACAACAGAAATTAATTATTTACTTTTATAAAAAAATTTTATAATTTTCGAATAGATTTAAAAATTAAATTTTCTAATAAATAGAAATCTTTTTAAATCTAGAAAGAAGAAAGACTATGACTACTAAAAAAAATATAATCGAGAATAAGATAGCTTTATCTTTTAGAGAATTTAAAGATAAAAAAGTTTTATTTCGATTATTTAATAATAAAAGAGATAAGACGAAATCTTTTATTATTTACGAAAACGCTAAGTTTTCTACTACGATAGAAAAAGCGTTTAATAATAACTATCGTAAAGTTGATATAGAATACGATACTACGAGAAATAATAGATTTAAAAAAGTTAATCTATTAGTCGATATTAATTCGTATCTAGATAAAAATAAAAAAGACTTATATCTAGATTTAATAAATTCGAATAAAGAATTTATTAAGAAGAATAAAGTCGATAATTCGATAATCGAAAATATTAAATTCTTCGAAGAAAAAATAAAAAGTCTTTAATATTATTTAAATAATAAAACTAGCGTAATTAATTTTACGCTAGTTTTTTTTTATTCTTTTTTTCTCTCACTTTTTTTAAAAATTCGTATTAAGTTTAATTTATAAAATTTATATAAAGTTTGACGGTGATTTGCGGTTAGTCTTAGAGGTAGAGCTAGAGTTAGTGTAGAATGACTTATATGCGTATAAATATCTCTAGAAAAAAAATTTTTTTTATATTATATCTTTACAATGGCCTTTTTAAATAGTAGCATTCCACCAATATATTGTCAAATACGCAAGGAGTATTTATATGACCAACAAAAACATCATGGAGAAAGCGAAGATTGTGTTATCTTCGGTCTCACAAGTATACAGGGTCGTGGTATCCTTTTTAATATCATGTTACCGAACGGTGCGTGCTTTTGGCGGTTGCCAATTGCTGCCTTCTTTTCTGCGAAGATGGAAAGGCGAGAAGTGCCAGATATGCCAAACGACTTACTTGAGCTGTGGAATAGCTTTGATTATCATCACAGTGTTACTCATTTTTCTTTTTTATTAGGACAAAGAGCTAAATATTTTGGTAAAGATAAAAAACTTTATACAGGTGAGTATCTGTTTACTGTTGACTGGTGTCACCCTGACCCCAATCTTCTCGATACAGATCATTCTGAGATTCCTCAGGAGCATAAATGTGCTCATATATTGGAGCTTGACAACGGTAATTTCGCTGCTCAACCTAATAATAGGATACTATGGAATGTTAATTCGTTCACTACGAGAAGCGAAGTGCCAGACTACAAAGTCCAAACAAACGACTGGAATGTCGAAAACAAAGATTGGGTAACAGATGATACAGATAGATTTTTTTACGAGATAAAAGAAAAAGAATAGGAGTTGATACACGGCCGGGAGACTGGTGGTATCAGGGAGGAAGGCGGGCATATTTTTGTTTCATATTATAATTATTTGTGTACTGTGGATCCATGAACATATCTATACTTTTACCAACTCGTAAAAGATTGCCATTATTAAAAAAAGCTGTAGATTCATTAATCAATAATGCAAGAACGCCGGATAAGTTACAATTTTTATTTGGTGTAGATAAAGATGACTTAGAAAGTTTTAACTATCTTAAAGATTCAAAATATCCTAATCAGATTGCTTTACAATTTAGTCCGATAGGTTACGAAAATTTACATCGATATAATAATACATTAGCTCAATACTCAACTGGTAAATGGTTGATGTTCTTTAATGACGATGCTTTAATGTGTACTAAAAATTGGGATGATAAGATTATGGATTTTGAAGATCAGTTTTGTTTATTAAAGTTTAAAGAACAAACTGGACATCCTTATAGTATCTTTCCATGTTTTCCTAGAGATTGGTTTAGATGTTTAGATCATATTAGTCTACATGGTCAAAATGATGCGTGGCTCTCTGAAATTGCTTATGCGTTAGATATAATGGAGGAAGTAGATATTAATGTAATACATGATAGAGCAGATATTACTGGTAACAATAATGACGAAGTATTTAGAGCTAGAAAATACAAAGAAGGTAACCCAGAAGAAAAAGGAGACTTACATCATCAAGAAATGGTTAATCTAAGATTAGCAGAAGCTTCAAAATTAGCATGGTTTCTCGATAGAATAGGACAACCATCAGAAGCTTGGCAAGAAGTTATCTTGAAAAAAAGAGAACCATTTTTTTTACTTTCACAAAAATTTAAGTTATATAAAGAAAGTGGTGGATTAGGAATGGGTCAACAAAATGCAAGAAGTCCAAATCAAAGAGAAATTAAAGTCAGCTATTCAGATATACCAAAAGACACGTGATAAACGTGCGGGTGAATTAATAGAACATTTAAATAATTTACTATCTACTTATAAAGCTCGTAATAATTTTTTGGCTTATGCTAAACATATGTATCCAGGTTATAAAGATCCTGCGCATATAAAATTAATTGCTAAAAATCTAGAAAGTTTAGAAAAAGGTGATATTAAAAGGCTGGCAGTTTTTATGCCACCTCGACATGGTAAATCTATGCTTTGTTCAGAATTTTTTCCTGCGTGGTATCTAGGTAATAATCCAAACGAATTTGTAATTCAATCTACATATGCTCAAGAACTAGCTGACGACTTTGGACGAAAGGTCCGTAATCAACTTCAATCTGATGATTACAACAAAGTATTTCCACAAGTGGCCCTTCGATCAGATAGTACATCAGCTAAAAGATTTCATACAATACATGGCGGAACTTATGCAGCGGTCGGTGCAGGTGGAGCTATTACAGGTAGAGGTGCGCATTTATTAATTATAGATGATCCTATAAAAGGAAGAGAGGACGCTGAATCAGAAGTGCAAAGAAGAAATCTATTAGAGTGGTATAAATCTGTAGCATATACTCGATTACAACCAGGTGGTAAAGTAATAGTAATTCAAACTCGATGGCACCAAGATGACCTTGCTGGTTATATTTTAAATGAATCTGGTGAAGATTGGAAAATTTTAGATTTACCAGCGATTGATAAAGAAGGTAATGCTTTATGGCCAGATGCTTATTCCAAAGAAGATTTAGATAAAATTCAAAATACAGTAGGAGAACGTGTATGGCAATCTCTTTATCAACAAAGACCTACTAACGAAGAAGGTTCTATTATTAAAAAAGATTGGTGGAATATATACGAGGGAGAAAAAATTCCTACATTAGGTTATGTTGTACAATCTTACGATACTGCATTTAGTACTAGATCCTCTGCTGATTATTCAGCCTGTACTACTTGGGGTGTATTTACAGCAAGAGATGAAAACAATACTCCGTATGCTGCATGTTTATTATTAGATGCTTGGAAAGAAAGATTAGAATATCCAGATTTAAGAAAACGTGCACAAGATAGTTATGATGAATGGATGCCCGATCAAGTATTAATAGAAAAAAGAGCTTCTGGTCAATCTCTTATACAAGATATGAGAAGGTCTGGAGTGCCTGTAGTTACTTATACTCCAGAAAGAGATAAGGTATCTCGAACTCATAGTGTAGCTCCAATGTTTGAAGGTGGATTAGTGTTTACTTTGGATGAAGATTGGACTAAGAGTGTAATTGAAGAATCATCTCAATTCCCATATGGAAAGCACGATGATATACATGATACTTGTATACAAGCTTTGATGAGAATGCGTGATGGGTTTTTAGTAACACATCCGGATGATCCTGAGGACGATGATTATGACGAAAAAAGAAAATACCGCAAAAACAAACATTATTACTCTTGATAGATGGAGAGTAACACCTCGTAAACCTACAAAAAAAGAAATTGTACATAAACAAGATGACGAAGTAGTATCAGCTTTTCATGACGCTTGTATTAAGATTACTGATAAAATTGATATAAAAGGTTATGCCTTAGTTGCTTGGGACCAGAAAGGAGTACCTTGTATTTCGTGGTCTACCGGCCATGTGGATAATCCTATTAGCGAATTAATGCTTCCGACCTTTACACACTCAATATTTCAAAGTATAGTTTCCAAAAAAATAAGTACAACGGAGGATCTGAAAGATGACTAACCCTTTTAAAAGAACGAGCCCATCGCCAAAGATAGGTGTTAAAACCTACAGTGTCGAAGATGTTAAAGCGGCTAATAAAAGATTTTATGATAAATTTCCTGGTGCTGTAGAAGATGCTGCTATGTTAAAAAAGGCAATGCAAAATCCAGGTGATGAAGTTGTAAAAGAAGATGATACAAGAAAAGCAGAACACGCAAAAATGATGCGTGGTATTAAAATAGAAGTGGAGACGTTCTAATGAAAATGACAGCAGGCTCAGGCTCTGGTCAAGGTAGAATGCAAAATTCTAAAATGACTGGAAAGATGATGAAGAAAAAAAAGAAAAAGAAAAAAGGTAAGTTTCCAGATATGTCTGGAGACGGTAAAGTAACTAAAAAAGATATTTTAATTGCACGTGGTGTAATTAAAAGGAAAGGCAAGAAAAGAAGATGATGAAGAAAAGAAAAAACACAAGACGTATGAATAGACTTGAAGAGCTTGGCAGAGTTGATGCTGAAAAAGCAAAAACTAAAAAAGGTAAGAAAAATCTTAAAGCTGAGAAGAAAAGAATAGTACGTGAATTAAAAATGAAAAAACGGAAAAAAAGATAATGGCTAAAACTACAAAAGACGTAACTAAAGAAATTTTAGATGTAGATTTTGAAGATACATCTAAAGCTAAAATGTTAGATGACGATGGCTACGAAGAAGGTAAATCAAAAGAAAGAGAAATGATTGCTGATGCTAGTGGTAAAAATGTTAAAGATATTACTAGCATGCTTGAATTAAAAAAAATGCAAGAGTCAGGTGGTAATATTAGAAAAAATAAAAATTTATTAAATAAAAAAATTTCTGATACAATGACTAAGAAACAATTTACTGACTATATTAAAAGAAAGTAAATGGCTAAAAAGGCTGCAATTGGTTTAAGTTTTCTTCCAAGAGAAAAGCCAAGAAAAAGACCTGGTCGTCATAGTAAGCGACCAAATAAAAAATTTACTAGAAAAAAGTATAGAGGTCAAGGCAGATGATAAAAGAATTTGTATGTCCAAACGGAAGAATGTCTGTAAATGGAGTGTGTCCTTTATTTGAGGGTGATGATGGTCAAATTAAAGATTTTAATAAACCTAAAACATTCGATGAAAAATATTCTGAAATTGAAGATATTGAAAAAGATAGACAAAAAGGTTTTTTTGAATTTGATTTTGAAAAACCTACTGCATCCTCAAAAAAATCTGCCTCAAATATACTTACCGATAATATAAATTATTATAATAATTTTGTAGAAGATACTTTAGGAATTCCATCTGGAGTGCAAAATACTTTAAGAGTAGGATCTGCTGTTGTTAATTTAGCTAGTGGAGGAGGAGCATTAGGTTTTATAAGTCCTTTTGCATTACCTTTTGTTGCTGGTGGTTTTTTAAAGAATAGAGAAATGGATAGAATAGAAAACATTACAATGCAAGATACGCAGGGAGACGTACAAACATTTCCAACTGCTACCATGAATATAAAATCTACACCACAAGATGACAGAAGAGGTGGTCAATATGATGGCGGCGGCAGTGTTTCAAAAAGTTCTGGTTTTGATTCTGCAGAAAGAGGAGCAGCTTTACATGGCTAGAACAAGAATCAGACCTAGAAAAAGAACAGGAGATATTCCAAGAAGAAAAAAATATTACAGACCTACAAAAAAAGGTGCGGGTATGACAAGAGCAGGAATTAAAGCTTATAGACGAGCTAATCCTGGTTCTAAATTAAAAATGGCTGTAACTGGTAAAGTTAAACCTGGAAGTAAAGCAGCTAAACGTAGAAAGTCTTACTGCGCAAGATCATTAGGACAATTAAAAAGAAGCTCAGCTAAAACTAGAAATAATCCTAATTCTAGAATAAGACAAGCTAGAAGGCGGTGGAGATGTTAGATGAATTACTATTTTACAGGAATTTTAATTATTTTAATAACTTTACTTGCAATCTTTGGAGGACCTAGTGCCTACTAAAAAACCATTAAATATATCAGAGGAAGCGGCAGTGCAAATGCCAATGAAAACAGTTGCTAGTTTGATTATAATTGTAGCACTTGGAACAATGGGTTATTTTCAAATAATAGAACGACTTAATGTTGCAGATACTCGTATACAGATAATGGAAAAAGACTTAGA